CGTCCTTGGGGTGGAAGGACGCTGGCCTGCTCTGCAATGGCGACCATGTCATCAATTTGAGCAAGGAGTTGGCTCATCCTCTTGAACACAATGATCACGAGCCGATACCCACGATTGGAGAGATAGTGCATTCTATCAATCATATGGTGAGCGACGGCAAAGTTCCTGGAGTACTGGCCGCGGTTGATTTCAACACCGATCTTCCCGATCGTTATGTCCATGTTGTACGGCCCGCACGGCGTTTGATGGTCATGCTCTATTCCGCGTGTCGTGAGGGCGTCAAGAAATTCTTGCTCGCCCATACCAATGCGGCGGCCTCTGCCGTCGGCCATTGCTATCGCGTTTTGCTTTCGCTTTTCCTTACTGAATCTGCGACATGCGGCGTGGGCGTTGGATGCCAGAGCAAGTCGTTCTTCGGGAGTGGTTTGGCTCATCCTGAGATACATGCCTTCGCTGCGACCGCGAATATGGATACCTGCCTCCCTGAAAAGTCTGTACAGAACGATTCGACCGACGCCGGTTCTACTCGCAATGGCTTTCATACTTTCTCCGGCCTCATACGCCTTTATCAGTGGCTTTACGTCAATTTCAATTCTATTCCATGGCCTCACGCTGGCAATGCCTCTAGCTTCAAGTTCTTTACGAAGCTCATTTCTGGAACAGCCGAGTCTTTTGGAAATGATGTGTCTGGGCACTTTAGCCCTGATCATTTTGATCGCATCGTCCACGTTGGCAAGTCCTTTTTTAGCGGGCATGTGTATAACCTCGAAACAAGAAATCATTGGTATTGCTCCAATGACATTATACTACATAACTGTAGATGTGTGGCGAGGCCAATAGTCCCTGCCCCTTTCAACCAGGAGAACAAGTATGCCCAGACCGCATAGCGGCGAAAGCAAGTCAGACTACGTCGCCAGGTTCATGTCCTCGAGCGAGGCCCAGTCCGATTTCCCGGACGAGAAGCAGCGCCTGGCCGTGGCGTACAGCATGTACGGCGAGCGAGGCAACGGCTTCCAGAAGCAAGGCAATGATCCCGCATGGCCCAAGCTGTTCGAGTGCTCATATATTGAACCGGGCGTGGTCGCGTACGGCGATCTTGGTCCATGCAAAGTATGCGGCGACGCGTTCTCATGCGGCAATGCCGGTGACGCCTGCCAACCAGAGGGCGCGACGATCCTCGTGGAGCAGGACGCCCTGGAGCGCATGCAGAACAGCTTCGTCGGCAAGCCCGTGACGATCGACCACCAGGAAGTGGACCCCAGCACAGTGTCCGATGGCGAGGCCGAAGGCGTCGTGACCCGCGTGTGGCGCGACGCCGCCACCGGCTGGTTCAAGTGCGAGTTTCTTGTATGGACTCCGGAAGCCCAGGAGCACGCGGCCGACACCAAGTGGTCAGTGTCCTGCGCCTACGACCCTTTGAAGACCGACGACACTGGAGGCGAATGGCACAGCGTACATTTCGCATCGCGGATGTTGGAGGGGCAGTACACTCACCTGGCTCTCGTGGAGAACCCCAGGTACGAGAAAGCGAGGATCAACCCGGTCTTGCTCAACAGCAAGGTCCTCGCGAACCGCAGGAACAGGAAAGGAGGCAGCATGCTTGAAGGAATCGTAAAGTGGTGGAAGAAGGGGGGTTCGCGGACCAATGCTTTGACCGCAAATCCCGACGAGAAGGTGGACCTGGGCAACGGCAAGGAGGCATCGTTCAAGGAATTGATGTCGGCGCTTGACGAGCCCAAGCCGAAGTTCAATGACGACGACGCGTTCGAGACTCCGCACGGCGACAAGTCGTTTAAGGAGCTGAAGGAAAACTGGCTCAAGAAGAACGACGCGGGCGGCATCCCCGACCCGAAGCCGGGTGAGGCGCTCAATCCGGACAAGGGCGCAGCCAAGGCCGAACCGGGACACGTCCAGGGCGAGGCGAAGAACGCCGAGCCGGACAAGTGCAAGGAGTGCGGCGCGCTGAAGAACGCTCCCGAGAAGGACGGCAAGGGCGAAGAGAAGCCGCTCCCCGACCTCAAGGACCCGAAGGCCAACGACTCCGACGCCAGGAGCGAGGGCGACCCCGAAGCCGAGGCCAAGAAGCTGGAGGCGGCCAAGGACAAGGAAGAGAAGGAAGCATTCGAGAACGCCAAGAAGGCCGCGGGCCGCAAGTCCTTCGAGGAACTCCGCAACGCGCGCCTCGAAGTCTCGCCGGAAGGCGGCCGCGCTCACCCGGTCGACATGGGAGAGCGGCTGCAGAAGGGGCTTGCGAAGTACGGCAAGTCCTAACAGAACGGATCAAAGGAGATAAACGCAAATGACAATCAATATCAACCAATTCAGCCAGACCGCCCTTCGCGGTCAGCTGGATCAGCAAATCTCGGCAACCGGAGTGATCCAGGGCTTCGTGGCGGCGGCCAACACCACCACTGCCCTTACCCCTGGAGACGCGGTGGACCTGGACAGCACGCAGACCGTCGTCGGCTTCCCGAACTTCACCAAGGCACTGTACTCGGACAGCTCGTTCGGGTACATGGCGTTCGACGTGAAGTCCTCGAGCGTCCTCACCCCCGGAGCCATCCAGGTGGCGACCGGCTTCCGCGGCCCGGTCATGTGGCTCGTGGGCGGCGGCACCATCAACCCCGGCCAGGCAGTCGAGCAGGCCAACAGCGCCACGCTCGACGTGGTCGTGTACGGAACGGCGTCCAGCAAGCTCAGGGGCATCGCCCTCGACCCCTTCACTTCCGGGGTCCTCGGACGCGTGATCCTGGTGCAGGGCAGCGTGTCGTTGCTGTAGACCAGGAACAAGGAGAGATATAAGAACATGGCAAACCAACAGAAGATCGTGTGGCGCCCGGGGATGAAAATCCTCAACGCCAATGGCGACATCGCCACCAACACCCTGGGCTACCAGTACGCAACCCAGACCACCACGTACATCCGCGAGCGGGTCGTCGAGCAGAAGTTCTACACCGTCCCGATCGCAGACTTCGTCCCCGTCGACGTCGGCACCGGCGCGTGGATGGAAGACATCAAGACGAACCTGACGTACGACGTCGCGGGAGACTTCGCGAGCGGCCTCATCAGCATCGCATCCGCCCCGTCGGCGCTCAGCACGGTCGACGTTGCGACCGCGCCCGTCAACGCCAAGGTCTACACCTGGGCGAAGGGATACCAGTACAGCGTCCCCGAAGTGTCCAAGGCCCTCGCGGCCGACAACTGGGACGTGGTGTCGGGCAAGCTGTCCGCCCTCACCAAGAACTGGCAGCTCGGCTTGCAGCAGATCGCGTTCCTCGGCCTGCAGCAGGACCTCACGAACTGCCCGGGACTCCTCACGAGCCCCAACGTCACCATCAACACGTCGGTGATCACCGGAAACATCTCCGGCCTGTCCGCGGCCAACTTCCAGACGCTGGTTGCGAACCTGCTGTCGACGTACGCGTCCAACGCCAACTACACGGAAATGCCGAACCGCTTCGCGATCCCCCTGTCCGACTTCCTGGGCTTGGGTACGGCGACGGCGTCCGGCTTCCCCATCGGGAACATGATCGACTACTTGACGAACATGTTCAAGGCGATCACCGGGGAGAAGGACTTCAAGATTCTGCCGGTGGCCTACGCTCAGGCCGCGCAGAACGCGGGCTGGATCAACGGCAGCTCGGGCAAGTATCGGTACGCCTTGTACCGCTATGACCCGGAGAACGTCAAGATGGACATTCCGGTGGACTTCACGCTGAACCCGGCGGGCACTGCCAATAATTTCAACTGGCAGGGCGTCGGCGCTGGACAGTTCACGGGCGCCATATTTTACAGGCCCGCATCCGCAATTTATTTTGACCACACCTGAGTCTTAGTGGTCAGGATATAAGATGAACGACACCCAGACCGTGAACGCAGAAGAAACGACCGTGGCCTCTTCACGGTCTGGGTCGTCGTTCGGATTTGTCGCACAGATCACAAGGGAGGAGTTAATCATGCCAGAAGAAGTCAAGAAAGAAGTCGTGAAGGACGACAGGCCCAGCATCACGTTCCTCAACCGGGGATCGCGCACGTTCGACCTCGGGATCGGCGCGGATGGGAAGCCGCGCCTGCACATCAAGGGGAGCACGATGGTGTACACGGCCGTCGAGGCCGACCAGCACCAGGGCTACCCCGACCTCGTGGACATCAGCAAGCTCCCGGGCGTCGTGGACCAGACGGCGATCAAGGACGAGAACGCCAAGCTGGCAGCGGAGAACGCGGAGCTGAAGAAGCAGCTGGCCGGGCTGACGCCGCCGTCGGATACGCCGGTCGTCGTGGCATCCAGCAAGCGCCAGAAGGTATCCGCTTAAGATCATGGGACAAACCAGCCCCCCGGCGACGGTCGCTCAGTTCAAGGCCCAGTTCGGGCCTCGGGACTTTGTGTACTCGTCCGGCACGGACGGCGTCATGGATTCGGACATCCAGAAGGGGCTCAACATGGCCTCATCGGTGTTCAACCCATCGCTGTTCGACACGTCGCCGGTGGGTTCGGCTCCCAACATAACGTCCGAGGCGCTCATCTGCTATCTGAACGCCGCGGCGCACTTCATGGTGCTCAACATCCAGGCCGTCGGCGGGCTTGGCGTGATGGGGCAGGGCGTATTCAGCCAGGGCGAGGGGATGATCACGAGCAAGGCCGCTGGCGGCCTCAACATCATGCAGTCGTGGCCGACAGTGATCACCGACAGCCCAGTGCTGTACGCGCTGACGAAGACCGCATACGGCGCTCAGTATCTCCAGGTCCTTATGACCCGATTGGTGGGCAACGTCGGCGCGGTCGGCGGCGAGTGTGCGGATGGTCCAAACCCGTGAAGAAATCCAGCTTCAAGTTCGACATGGCTAAGCTAAACGAGCTCAAGAAGAACCTTGGCGCACGTCCCGACATCCAGGTCGGTGTCTTCTCAGCACGCTCCACCCGCAAGGACGGCAAGCTCACCAACGCCGACCTTGCTCGCGCGCACGAGCTGGGAGTGCCAGAGCACAACCTCCCGGCGAGGTCCATGCTCAAGGTCCCGATCTCCGACCACGCCCAGGAGATCATGGCCCCGTTCAAGGGCCACGCCGACGCGTACGTGAAGGGCGGCGGCACGCTCGAGAACATGTGGAAGCAGATAGGCGCGGCATGCGAGGCAGTAGTCGCACAGGGGTTCAAGACCCAGGGCTTCGGCAAGTGGGCACCGCTGTCGCCGAGGTACTACATGTGGAAGGTAACGCACAACACGTCCGGCAAGAGACGGTCCAAGCGCAAGATCAGCGACATCCTCGGTCGCATCTACGCCGGTCAGGAAAGCATTGCGATCCTCATCCTCACCGGCGAGTTCCGCAGGTCGTTCAGCTCCCGCGTCCGCATGAGGTTCACGTGATCCCCCGCATGGGCAGCGTCGTGCATGGCTGGGGCAAGACGGTCCAGATGAAGGTGATCTACACCCAGGCCGTTGACTTCGAGGCCGTAGACGACGTGCTCAGCATCAAGACGATTTACATGCAACTGACGCCGATGAAGTCCGAGGACGTGTCCAGGAAGCCGGAGGGCCTGCGCATCTACAAGTGGTTCCACGGCATCACCACTGCGAAGGTCGGCAAGGACACCGTCCTTCAGGGCCCCGACGGCATTGAGTACAGGGTCGACGACATGAACGACTGGTCCGACTCAGGATTTACGGAGTGCGACATCGTGCAGCAGCCCAAGGGGACGCAATGACCGAGCCCATCAAGGTGGTGGCGATGGCGCTCCAGGCCCAGCTAGGTCTGGACGAGAAGCACATCATGCTCGGCCTTGAAAACTGGAGCATCCCAAACGACAAGGGGCTGTACGTGTCGCTCCTGTACGGTCCCGAGCAGATCGTCAGCAACACGCAGCAGAACTCGGTCGACTCAAACGACGCATATGTCGAGGTCCAGTCGTCCGTCATGCTCCACACCATCGAAGTGGACATCATGAGCTACGACTCCTCGGCCCGCACCAATAAGGAGCAGGTGCTGTGGGCCTGCACGTCGTACCAGGCCAAGCAGTTGATGGGCCAGTACCAGATGAAGCTGTGGGGCATGCCGTCGGTCATGATCCCAGTAGGATCGCTCGAGCCCGCAAAGCAGCTTAACAGGTTTCGGTTTTCGATCACGATACAGGCCCTGCATCAGAACGAGCAGGTGACGCCGTACTACGACACGATCACCAAAGTCGGACTCACGGAGAACGCATAAAATGGCCAACCCAGCAGTCGCGAATCTAGCCCTCAGCAACGTCATCAACGTCACCGTGCTCGCGCCAGGCGCCCAGCTCGGCGCGCCAAATATGAGCGCGCTCGGCGTCATCACTTCGGCCGCCGCACCAGGCACGTGGGCCGCAGGGCAAACTTTCGGCTATTACACCTCGCCGAACGCCGTGGCCACCGACTGGGGCACCGGCAGCGATATGGCGAACATGGCCACCGCCATCTTCTCCCAGAACGCCAACATCCTGTCTGGCGGCGGATACCTCATCATCGTCCCCCGGCTCCAGAGCCCGTCGCTCGAGACCATCACGGCGTGCCTCGCTCGCATCGCCCCGGCCGTGTTCTTCGAGGGGTTCATGATCGACACCGAACTCGGCGGCTCGCCCAGCACGTTCCTGGCCATCGCCGCCTACGCACAGGCCAACCAGCAGCTGTTCTTCTACGCCTCGAGCAACGTGGCCGACCTGAACCCGGGCTCCATCCTCGACCAGGCGCGCACCAGCGGCGACACCTACACCCGCTGCATGTACTACGGCGGCACGCTGCCCAACGCGCAGACCCAGGTGTTCGCGGCGGCCTACGCCGGGCGCGGAATGAGCGTGAACTTCGCCGGAGCAAACACCATGCTGGCCATGCAGCTTCAAACCCTGGCCACCATCAACCCTGACCAGACCGTCGGACAGGCGCAGCTCGCCCTGGCCCAGACCGCGGGAGTAGACGTGTACGTTTCGATATCCGGCATACCGTGCGTGTTCACCAGCGGAGCAAACCTGTTCTACGACCAAGTATACGCGCGATCGTGGCTGCAGTTTGGATTGCAGGTGGCCGGATTTAATTATTTGAAAAACGCAGCCCAGGTCCCCGGCAAGATTCCGCAAACCGAGTCGGGAATGGCCGGGCTTCGGGACGCGTACACCCAGGTGTTCCTCCAGGGCATCAGGAACGGATACATGGCCCCCGGGTCGTGGACCCTGCCGTTCAGCTTCGGAAACCCGGCGGCGTTCGCGGCAAACATCCTGGCGCAGGGGTACTACATCGTGAGCCAGCCGGTGGCGCAGCAGGCCCAGGCGGCCAGGTCGCTGAGGCAGGCTCCGGTCGTGCAGGCGGCCATCAAGGAAGCCGGAGCGCTCCAGTCGTCGAGCGTGATCGTATATTGCAACCCGTAAGGGATAGGAGAATAAAAATATGCCAGGATCAGTCAGCCTCACGGGCGACGACGTCGTCACTTTGAACGGCCGCGTATTCCACGACTTTGCGGCAGGCTCCGTGGCCGAACTTGTGTACGGCGGCGACCTCGTCACGGCAAAGCCGTCGAAGAACGGCAACATCATCTACGCGCTGAACGTGGACGGTAAGATGGCAACGATGACACTGTTGCTGTTGCTTGGGTCAAGCGATGACCAGTATCTCAATTCGCTCATGGCTAGCCAGCTCAACAGCCTGGCCGGGTTCACCCTCGTGGTGGGCTCATTCGTCAAGCAGGTCGGAGACGGCAATGGCAACATCACCAACGTCGTATACAACACGATAGGAGGTGTTATTGAGAGGTTCCCGGACGCCAAGACGGATACGTCGGGGAGCACTGACCAGTCGGTTGCCAAGTGGGTACTTAAGTTCGGCCAGACGACCCGGGCGATCATGTAGTGGGGAGGTAACAAGTGCAAGAGCAGTCTAAGACGTTTGAACTACCGTCTGGCGCAACGCTGGCAGTCACCGTGGCACCGTTTTCGGACGCCATGGCATTGCTCAAGGCGAGCCTGGCCACGCTGAAGGGGATCAGCTTCAGCAGGGAGGACCTGGGCAAGGACATGGGGAGCCTCAAGGACCTGCTGGAGTCGCCGACGGCCATCGGCATGGTGGTGGAAAGGATCGTGTCGTTCGCCACGTCAGGCGACGTCGACGCCGCCCTGTTTCGGTGCTTCCAGAGGGCCACGTACACGCCGCCTGGCGGCGCGGCGATGAAGGTGACGCTCGGGCTGTTCGACCACACCGAGCACGGGAACGCCGCTCGCGAGGACTACGCCCAGATAGTGGCGCATGTCTTGGAGGTGAACTGTCGCCCTTTTGTAGCGGCCGCGCTTTCAGGATTCCTGGCAAGGCCGAAGGCGATGGTGGAATCCGCCGCCCCAAGTACGAGACTGAGCTAGACGACGCCATGTTGACTGCACTAAGGCTGGCGAAGGAAGGATGGTACGGCGGGGACCCGGCGTTGGTCCTATCAGCGCCAGCCGACCACGTCATGCTGGCGCTGCAGTATGGGTCGTTCCTGGTGGAGTACGAGTCGGAGATGCACAGGCTGAATCGGAAGGAGAACTAAGATCAAACTCGGGGAATTTTTCATATCTCTGGTTGTCGACTCCCAGAATGGAGAGCTGACTGTTAAGCGGCTGGTATCAGCATTCGGAGACCTCGAAGCAGTTACGGTTGCCCAAATTGGACTTCTGTTTGGATTGGCCAACATAATTGCTGATGTCACGGATGCCCATATAAAATCAGCGATCGCCATCTCCGATACGACCCGAGAGCTTGACATCGGGTCTACGGCACTACAGAGATGGAAGAATGTTGCGAACATGTCTGGCTCAGTAGACGCGATAAACAATATCGAGGGCGCGCTAAAAAAGGCGTCAGACATGGTCGTGAAATGGCACGCGCATATCCCTCCTTCGAAAGAAGCAATTCAGGCGTTAAAGGTTTTGGGCGTAGATTTGATGTCGATTAAAGAAGGGCACTCTGACGACATAATCGACCAGTTGCGCGCCAATGTCAGAAGCGGCAATGTGCATTATGCTCAGAAAAAGCTAACGCAGCCTGAGATTCAGAAATGGCTTGATGTATTGGCCCCAGAATTCGGTTCGATATCGCAAATGTTTTTCAAGATGGGAGACAAGGAGTACCAGGACGCGAAAAAGAATGCCCATATTCAAACTCCAAAGGATATCAACCAGTCACTCGAATTGGACAAGTCTCTCAAGCGGATACACGAACATGTTGTTGAGATTGGCAACATAATCTCCAGATGGACATCGCCAGTTCTTGAATCTGTTCTAGAAAAGTTTGAAGCCCTTCTCAGAAAAGACGACCGCAGTCGGGGATCGTGGTGGGACGAGACTAAAAGGGAGGGAGGAGACGATCTCGGATACTTCTTTAAGGGAGCTGCTGGGATGATGCCAGATAGAGCGGACACCGTGTGGGGCGCTGTGGGCCCGCTTGCGGCTCCAAGGGCGTCGGACTATTCTTATATGCGAAACAGGTCTGATGAAGCCGTAAAGCAGATTGAATCTATCGTGAAAATTCTAGTCAAGCCGCACACGGAATCGTGGGTTGAGCTGCATAGAGGGACCGCCCACGAAGTTTTCCAGACACAAGAGAAGAAACATGCCAGGGCAGATTACGTAAGACGCGATGGGGCTGACGACTAATGGGATTCGAAAGCAGATTTAACAACGTCTTCAACAACAACCCGCCCACGGCGCCAAGCGACTATGACAAGTCGATTAGGAGCTACAGTTTTATCGCGCCACAAGGGGTTGGGCAAATAGATACATTTGCCTTCGACTATCAGGTCAGCAGCAAGGTAACGCTCGAGAACGAGATTACCGATCACTGGCTGGAAGACAACACTTCAGTTCAAGACCACATTGCAGTGAAGCCAAACATCGTCACCCTGCAAGGATACGTGGCCGAGCTGGTTCTGAATGTCTCGACAGTTTCGGCAATTCTTGGGACAGTCCAAAATGCGCTTTCACAGGCCCCAGCGTATCTGGGCAAATATTCTCCCGGAGCAACGCAGGCTCTTGAGTCCGCGATCTCTCAGGCTCAAAACGTCGAGACTCAAATCTCCCAGGCGCTTTCACGCGCTGCTACAATCGCCAATCTTATTCCAGGGCTAGGGCCGTCTTTGACGCGACAGCAAAGCGCCTTTACTCAGCTGTCGGCGTACCGTGACGCGAGGGTTTTCTTCTCAGTGTACACTCCGTTCCAGGTGTACGAGAACATGGCTATTCTAAGCGTCGAAGCAACTCAGCCGCAGAACAGCAAGGACTATTCGGACATAGTTGTTAAGATGAAGAAATTGAATTTTGTGAATACGGTCGGGATCAATTCTTCTGGCATAGCCCAGAACTCGGCATCAATCGCGGCCATCCGGTCACAGGTTGGAAACGCCGTTCCTGGATTTAAGGCAGTGCAATGACACAGATCACGAATCTGACAAATTACGCCGACCAGCTGATCACCCTCACGCTGCCCGATGGCGGAACAGCCACGCTTGAACTAGTTTACTCGGCTGGATGCCAACGATGGTGGGCCAACGTAACGTACCTAGGCACCACCATCAACGGCATCGGCGTATGCACCTTCCCGAACATTTTGCGCCAATGGATGGACATATTCCAGTTCGGCCTCGCCGTGGCAACAGCCGACGGCACAGACCCGTTCAACATCAACGACTTCGTATCAACGACACAGTATCCACAGGCCCGAGCTACTATTACTTTCCTAAACGCCCAGGACGTGGCCAATGTCGAGGCCAACACGTTCGGCTCGGCGGTGCAAGTATGAAGTTCGGGCGATCTTATTTCATGAACATTGAAGGCACAAGCGGCAGACCACATACATTTCAATATCCGCAAGCAGATGGAGCCAATGCCGGTCTGACCGTGGCTTTTGATATTGCAAGAACAAACCTTGCCAACCTCGCCGACGCTCATTTCTCGATTTACAACATGGCGGCCGCAACAAGAAATGACCTGTTTTACGATCCCCTGCCGTCGGACGGAAACATATTCATGCAAGCCGGATATGCTTCTCAGCTTGGTCTTTCGACTATTTTCGACGGCGAAATTTACGGGTCTTATCCAGAACGCAGAGGGCAGGATGTCATTATGCAGATAACGGCATCCGAGGGGTTGCTGGCAACGACAGACCTGCAAATACCGGCTGGCGTTGTTTTTGCCAGTGGAACCTATTTGAACCAGAAGGTGCAGACCATAGCGTCTCTATTTTCGAAGTACGGCATCCAGATCGGATCAATTAATCTTTCTGTAAACGACAACTATCAAAGCCTTATCGAGAGCCCAAGTGGCCTGGCCTGGGACTGGCTTCAGAAGAATCTTCCTCCGGGCGGAAAACTGTTTATCGACCTCGGGAAGATATACTTTTTGTCAAGAGAATTCACAGGACCACCGTCTTCCGGGATCGCACTTATCACAGACGACATGGGAATAATCGGAATCCCTAGAAGGACGCAGTGGTCGACAAGCCTGACCATGGTTTTTGAGCCCAGCTTCGCGATAGGACAACCAGTTGGATTGCTTTCCGCTCTCAACAGCTACGCTTCGTTGCCGTACCCTGGATACGAAATAATCGGGATTCACCACTACGGAACAATAAGCCCCGTGGAGTCAGGCCAGGTTTACACCGACCTTGAACTGCAATTAACCAACGCGCCGCTTGAGCCAGTCGACGCGCCTTTGATACTAGCATGACACAGCCAACATCGGGATCGGCCAAGACGCTGTCGACGGTAAAGCGGTACGACGCCGCCAATGCTTTGAAGAATGAAATCTTCAAAGAACTAAGAGTTTGCATCCCTGGGCAAGTGACAGCAAACAACGGTGATGGCACAGTAAATATTCAACCAAGCCTAATGAAACTTGACGCCGAAGGGGTTTCTTACCAGTACTCGCAGCTCTACAATGTTCCTTACATCACGATTCAAGGAGGCGGAGTCGCCATTTCAATACCGCCGGTGGTCGGGGATTGCTGCCTGATATTTTTCGCTGACAGGTGCATGGATAGCTGGAAGAAGAATCAGGGGAATCCAGCCCCATTGCCTAATCGCAGAAAGCACGACATCAGCGACGGCTTCGCCATCGTTGGCCTCAACCCAACGCCGACCATGCTGGCTCCGGCGGTGCCAGGCGAGGCAGGACTGATCGTGAGCACGGCCAAGGTAGCGACAGTCAAGATCGCCACGATGGGTGGCAAGATAACGCTACAGAACACGCTGCCAACGCCTCAGAATTTCAATACGATAATGCAAACGCTGCTCACGGCACTTGCTTCCGACCCTGCTCTGGACGCAGGTACTGTGGCGGCGATAGGCGCGGCTCAAGTCGCACTGGCGGCCCTCTTCTACTAACATGATATATCGCCAACTCACGCCGACGAACGACTGGACCTTCGGGAACGGGGTCTCGTCATACGCCACCAACCAGCAGGCGATCGCGCTCAACATCAAGACGGCGATCCAAATGTGGGCCGGTGACAGCTTCTGGTCGCTCACGG